CAAGTCTGCCGGGCTTGCATCGCCCTCCGTTGCTGCCGCTTTTCGTTTTTCTGTTAGTTGTTTGTATTCCTTTTCGATTTTATCCCGTTCGTGTTGAAGCAAATCCTCACGATTGAGATACCAATAAACCATATCAAAATCAGTAGTACCCGCTTGCCGCGCAGCTTCATAGACTTTCTCCCGGTCGAATCCGGGGTATTTTTCTTTGTTGCTTTCCATTGAATCGAGTTTTGCAATCAACTGCTTGGCGGTTTCTTGAATACTCGCTTCCTGGCGCAAACGGTCTTGCTGTTCCCGGTAGGTTGTGAACTCTCGTTTTAAAGACACCAGTTCTTTCATTACCGGGTCGCTGTCGTCAGCATCACTGCTCATCAAATCTGCCTTTTCCTGGCGGGTCAAAGGCTTGCCGATGTAGCCCTCAAGGTCTTTGATCAGGGCATTGAACTCATCGGGGTCGCTCTTGGCCGCTTCCAGACGGCTATTCCAGGCATCTACCGTGTCCTGCAACTTCTTGGCTTGCTCTCTCAGCTTGTTTCTTTCTTCCGCAATCTTTTCCATGTTATGCCCTTTGCTCAAACGATCCTGGGCTAACTTGACCTGATCGGGATTGGAAAGATCAACCGTGATCTGCTCGCCTGCGTAATTGTAAGTCAGCGTTGTCGGTGCATTGCTCCCGCTGCCGGAAGTTGCATCCTCTGGCGCAAAAAACTGATTGGATTTCATAAGACGCTCCTGTTTGAGTTGGTCTATAATTCAGCCGTTATGACCGGCTGGTAAACGGTCTTACCAAAATACTTGCTTCTTCGAGACTGGGCGCCTTGCCATCAACCGTGAAACAGTCTGCTACCAAATGATTGCCAAAATTCGCGCCGTTGCCATAAGGCGTAAACCTTCCCGATTTCAACCGGGCTACCCACACAAGCAGCTTTTGCGGGTCAACGTGTATGGCAGGCTCGACTTTTTCGGGCTTTTTCGGCGCAGGTACTTCTGCTGCCGCAACCGGGGCTTCGACTGCAACAACCTCAACCGGAGCAACTGGTTCTTCTTTCACCGCCGGTTGCGGTTCTGCGCTCTTTTTTCTACCGCGTCGTTGGAATTCCGACATTTCCTTCTCCTTCTTGCGCTTGTGCGCGATTGACAAAAGTATTGAGTTGCTTTTGCTGTTGATCTATAACCTGCATAGCCTGTTGCAGATTACCTTTTAGTATTTCGATTTCATTCATGCGCTGTAAGATTGCGTATTTATTGGGAATATCCATCGTTTCTAAAACCGCCTGGCGATCCACAATCCCGACTTGAGCCAATTGAATCATAGCATCCTGATCCTGGCGGCGGCTGGTGCTGGATATACTGCGCACGTCAACCCGGATATTCTTCATGGCGCTGCTTCCCCGTAAAGTTTCCCGCAATTGCCTCCATTGAATCAATTGCATTTGCCCATTTTCTCCCAAAATTTCAAATTCTTCCGCGGGGTCGGTAAATTCGCACATGATTTGTATTGCCAATCTTCCCATTTTATTCAGCGCATTGGTATAATGCCGCAAGGCAAGCCGTATTCGCGCCGTGCCCGTCTGCACAAGCTGGTCAATCGTAACCCCTGCCGGGCTGCCTTTGGGTAAATGGCCAGACATCACATCGGTATTCCCCGCCTGCCGATCCATGAAATTACCGATAGTTATCAGATTGTTGAAATGCGCGGCTGGCAGTTCCCGCCCGAAATCGACCGTTAAATCCGCCGGATCGTCAACCAATACGTTCTTGCCGATTAAGTTGGTAATGCGCTTCAAATCATCGACTTTAAAACGCCCTCTCCGCCACTTGCGGATGCCGTTTAAAAGCAGCTTGATATTTTGCGTAATTGCATTTTGCTGATAATTGAAATCATCCTGCGGGTCAAAGAGGTCATGCGCTAAAGGCTTTCCCCAATAGTAGTTCCGGCTTTTAGTGTAATCGAATTTTATCCAGAAGTTTTTCCAATCCGTTCCAATAGATTCCGCCAGGCGGTTCGGTTCGTCTCTTAATAATTTACCCTGACATACCGTAACAATGCGCCCATAGGGATATTTGTACTGTTTCGTTTCCTGGGGAAGTTTTTCGGTAAGAGCGATATGCTCTTTCAGTAAAGTAATCTGGTCTTTATCCAATTCGGGATTGAGGGTTGCAAGATACTCGCGGTGCTGCTGCAAGTGTTTGGGGGAATTTTCCCCAAGCTGCGGCGCTACCGGCTGCAAGGCGGCCATTAATGAATGTTCTATGTTGGTTTCTTCTATTGAGAATGGAATAACTTCTAAGGTATAGTCATCCATCCACAACTCGCAAACAATCGCCTGCCCTAATACGTCATTCAACGCTCCCTGGCGCTGCGCCCCGCTTCTCAGCATTGCCCACACGTTCGGAGCGTTATACCCGCCGCTCGATTGCTGATAAGACAAAATCGGCGCATTGAAATTACTGCCGTTGTTCTGGCGCTGGAAATCTGCCTCCGGTGCAACCTTCACTCCATATTCTTTGAGGATATATTCAGGGGAGCGGGCGATGAAATGCCCGATAAAACGCAATTGGCGATGTTTTGCGGCCTGCGTGTCAACAATAATAGATTCTGCCTGAACAATCGTAAAAGTAGGCCAGCCGTCAATTCCCACCCCTGCCTTGATATGGCAGGAGCCACAGGCCGCCGCTTCTAATACTGCATCTTCGCCCTTTTCATCCCATTCGATTTTATCCCAAAGATAGTCACCCAGGATCGCATTGAGCGCCCTGGAAGTGAACAGGTCGCCTTCTTCCTGGGGGCCGAAAACCCATTTCGGGCGATTATCGGTAAGGTGGGCAATGCGGGTTTCTACAATTTCGGAAAATTTGTTATAGGTTTTCCCCTTGCGCCCGAAGTCCTCTTTTACCGGATGATCGCCCCAACTGTAATCGTCGAACTTCTGCGCCCGGATCAGCACGTTTGAATTCTTGCGCCCTTCCAATCCCTGGAAAATAAGTTTTTCAGCCAAACGCAAAATTTCGGTCTGATCTTTTTTCTCGGTTGTCATAACCTTAGCGGGCATTAAACTTTTTCCTCATCGTAAATGCCGTGTATATCCTTCGGCCAGATTTCGTTATACTTATCCTTCGGCTCATCCGGCTCAATGACTTCTAACCTTCCGGGGTGAGGAATGACATTCTCCCCGCGAGCAAGGCGGGTTCCCATCCAGAAAGAAAAGGCGTTGAATACCCCAAACAGCGCAAGAATTATAATCATGCTCCAATCCATCAGCGGAAATCCTCAAAATCTTCAACAGGAACATCGTTGGCAACGGTTATGGAAAATCCTTCAATGCAGGGGTGATGCCACGTGAAAGAGAAACGATAGTATTGCACTTCTTCCGTTTCATCTGTCCCGGCAATCTCTTTGGTTTTTACAATCACTTCCGGCTTTAAAGGCAAGCAGGTAAAAAAGAATACGACCGAATTTTGCAGAAGGGGAGTGATATACCCGCCTAATCTTTTATACATCGGGTCTTGTGCGAATAGCTGCAAAAACATCTGAGCCAGTTTATTCTTTTGGGTATTACTGGCCTGCAAAGCAGAGCCGTTTGCTTCAACAACAGGGGTCTTACGCGGTCTCATTGTCACCTCACGTTAGGATTTGTGGAAAATCCGCTTATCCGGTAAACGAAGTTTTTTTCTTCGGTATTGGATAAACCGGCTTCTTCAACAATCTTGTCGATTATAATGTCAGGTTTATCCACAGCAAAATATTCTTCTACCCTTGCGAGACGTTGCGATTTTTCGAGTCCGGCATCGCTTCGGCTAAGCATGCCGCGAAAAATCAATTCAACCGGATAAAGTCTTTCAAATTTCATGTTTTCCCCTAAATAAAAAAACCGCTAAGACAGGGGAGTATGATTACTCCACAGGTCAAAGCGGCTTCAAGTTTGTTTTGTAAGCCTGAAAACTATTTCATAATATCAATTTATCCAATCGGTTCTGCAAACCTTAATCAATCCATCCTTGCAATTTATTTCAACCCTCCCAAATTCCCGGTTCATAAACCACTGCCTAATATGTTCTTCAACAAATTCGTGAAATAATTCCTTGTTTTCAACAGAAATCTTCACTTTTTGTTCGATTTTTACAAATTTTGATCGTTTTTCATTCATTTTCGATCAATTCCTTTTGGTTACGCCCCTATCAACATTGATTCTTCTTCTTCAAAATTAACTTCTATTTCCTTGCCGTTTGCGGCAAATCTCAATTTTTCAACTTCGTATTCCGGGGTGTCAAATATCTCAAATTTCTGGTCGCGCATCCATTCCACGCCCCGCCGGATATTTTCGATAAAGTGGTCATCTTTGTCAACCGGCTTCTGCGGCGCTTCTTTGCTGTCCCCCGTGCGGGTCATCGGCGGCGGCTGCCAGCGATAATTCTTGAACTCAAAGCGATGATGCTCAAGATCGGAAAAGATCATCAATTGCGGAAACTGGCGGGTAATCTTTTCCTGTTCGCCCTGCATGTTCAAAATCACTTCCCATTCAAGATCAAGGGTTTCTTTCATCTTTACCAACCCGCCCATAAGGTTCTTGCTTCCCTGGATCGGGTAGATAGCGGCATCGTTCAACTGCTCAACGATGCTTTTGGCATTAACATCTTCTTGTGACTTTTGCCAGCCACGCGGATCGCATATACACAAATCATGCTTGCGCCCCAGGCGATTCTCTAATAGTTCGATATATGACGCTAATTTGAATCCTCCGCCTTTCTCGAACAATTCCCCGCAAACATACATATACGGCAAATCCCGGAAAGGCGGATATTTCTCTGCTGTTTGTCTTTCCAGGTCTATCCACATCCAGGAAACGGCATGGGGTAGTTGCGGGTGCGGGTCGATCATCATTACTAACATTCCCCCTTCCGGCGGGATGGGGAAGCGGTCTATCACGAAAGGATGTTCATCTTTCCAACTCTCGAAGATGCTACCACCTTTTGCAACTCGCTTCCCATAAATTCTGATGTCTATTTCCGCTTGATTGAGACACAGGGATTTGATCGTATTAATCATTTCCGGGGTGGCAATGGGGTTGTCGTAGGTGCTCATTTCCATTGCGAAAACATGAGGATCGCCTTTTTCGGCAGGCTCGAATATCTTTTGCTCTGTCCAGGACACGCCTTTTTCTGCGGTCATTCCGCAAAGAATACGCCCGTTTGTGGAAATGATACGCATTAGCGCCTGTTGATAATGCCCTTCGGTCGGTTCTTCGTCAAGATGATAAACGTGGATAGCTGCGCCGCCGTGTGCAATCACTTCTTGCGCATAGGTCATAAATTCAACCTGGCTCTTGTTTTTCCAGACGATCTTGCGGCGCTTTTCGTTGTCGTAGGAAACTTCTTTCAATTCTGCCTGGGTTGCCCATCTCTCGTATTCGGGTCCCAAGACCTTATCAACAAAATTCGGAAAATCAATGCCAACGCACCGCGCCTTTATCGGCGGTGAAGGAATCCACAGCTTTTTTTCCAGGAGTTTTTTGCACTGCTCCCTTACCCATTCATCGACCGCTTCCTCACTTAACCGGATAAGATTCTCCCGTTGAAGGGGATGCCAGCCCTCGCATTGCGCAACTATGTCAACGATGCAAGCTGTACTTTTGCCGGAATTACAAGTAGGAATACCATTGGCAAGTATAAATATATGGCTTGGATTGTCAATCTTTAGACAGGCAACTTTTTTTACGCCGATATAATTTATAGTTTGTATCCAAAAATCTATTGGGTGAATAAATTCAGAGTCAATATGATTGACCGGAAACCCGACATACTTACCACTGCGGATGTAATTCCTTAATTCTACTGGAGTTAATCTTTCAATTCGATGATCTTTTGGCGTTCTATCAAAATTATAAAGTTCATCAACAATAAGGACGGGCGAGGGGTGGTCATAAGAAACGTCAATACTGGAACCATTACTAACCTTGATACGAAAACATTCTTCGTATCCAACATCAACATATTCAACAACTTTTGCCGGAACAGAAACCAAAGTTGCAGGATCAAGAGAAAGAACGGAATCGCCTTTTTCTATATCCGACAATCTTTTTATGCTTCCATCTGCCATTCTTATTTCCGAGTCAACGGAAATCGGTCTATTTCCACCACTGATAAATTTCAAGGTATGGGGTTGTAGATGAAAGCGGCGCTCTTTTTCGTTAGGGAAATACATCCATTTCCCTTGCGCTGCTTCAATGGGGCGGATAGCTTTATATAAATCTTGGATGAGTTTGTCTTGCGGATGCTCTGTGCCGGTTTCATTAACCGGAACAAGTTTACCTTCTTCCCACAACTTGCGAGCTTGTTGCAGGTATTTCAAGGTTTCCGCGTGTTCCGGCAAATACCAATACATTATTTTACCATCTCAGGTGTCACGATTCGGTTATCCGGCACTAACAAATTGCTCTGCGCGTGTTTCTGCGCCTTATCCATTTCATAATAAAACTTCTTGAAAATCTCAAAGGGTATCTCGAACATCGCGGCGGCAGATACCCATATCAAAACCGTTTTTCGTTCCGGCACATATTGGCAGGTAAGCCGGATTTCGTGTTGTGTCTGTTCAGTCATCATCGTTCCGAAACAAATTTTATCCAGTCGATAAACACCGTTTTATCCGCCGCACCATTTTTTAAGGCTATAATGGGGGAGAGTTCTTCGGCATCGGGGAACAAGGCGCTTTCTGTGCTGGAAGTAAATGATTCTACGACACCATTTTTGTAATAACTAATGGTCGTATCTCCGTCAAAATATATCCCAAACGAATAATACGTTCCTGCGGCAATCGTATCCGTTGCGGTTCCAACGGTATCCAATGCTCCCCCGGATGTCTGCGCCACGACAAGGGTAGTATCCGGGTTGCCTTCCCAAATCACAAAGCCGATCAAATCCTTGTCTGCAAAATCGTTACCGTCGTCATGTAAAAAATTGGCGGCGGCGCTTCCTTCTTCCGCCAACCCTACAAAGATATTCCCGGCATCGGTTGTCGCATCGGTTGTTATGCGAAATTCTACCCACAGCTTTTTACCGCTGGCGCTATCAATTTCAACAAAGGTTTCTGTGCCCAACTCTCCAAGCTGAAAATAAACCTCATTGTTTGAGCCGGTTACGGGAGTCAGTGATACAATCCCGCCAAGCGTTCCGGCTGCACTGGCAACTACATAAGAGGCATCCCCCGCAGCCTTCCAGCCCTCCCAGGCGTTTGTGGTGACGACAAACGGCGTTCCGATAAAATCCTCAAAGTA